GTAGAAAAGTGGCAAAAAAATTTAATGATATTGCAACAGGAAAAATAAAACGTGTTATTATCAATATGGCACCTAGACATACAAAGTCTGAGTTTGCATCTTATTTGTTACCTGCATGGATGGTAGGTCGTAACCCTAAATTAAAAATTATTCAATCAACTAACACAACTGAATTATCTGTAAGGTTTGGTCGTAAAGCAAAACAATTGATGGACTCGCCAGAATACAAAGAAGTATTTCAAACAAGACTTAAAGAAGATTCTCAAGCTGCAGGTAAATGGGAAACACAACAAGGTGGTGAATATTATGCTGCTGGTGTTGGATCTGCAATCACAGGTCGTGGAGCCGATCTTCTAATTATCGATGATCCACATACTGAACAAGATGCAATGAACAATCAAGCTTTGGAAAGAACTTACGAGTGGTACACATCAGGTCCACGTCAGCGTTTACAACCTGGTGGAACGATCGTGATTGTAATGACGAGGTGGAGTCAAAAAGATTTAGCAGGTCGTTTAATTAATGCACAAAAAGAACCTAAAGCTGATCAATGGGAAGTTATAGAATTTCCTGCCATCATGCCAACTGGTAAACCTTTGTGGCCTGAATACTGGAACCTGAAGGATTTAGAAGCGGTCAAGGCATCTATTCCACTTTCAAAATGGAATGCACAGTACATGCAAAATCCAACTGGAGAAGAAGGAGCTTTGATCAAAAGAGAATGGTGGCAAGATTGGGAAGGCGATATTCCACCACTAGAACATGTAATACAATCTTACGATACAGCGTTTATGAAAAAATCTTCTGCTGACTATTCAGCGATAACGACATGGGGAGTTTTTACACCGAACGAAGATAGTGGTCCTTGTTTGATATTAGTTGACGCCTTAAAAGGCAGATACGAGTTTCCTGAACTAAGACGTATTGCACTAGATCAATATGGATACTGGAATCCTGAGACCGTAATCATAGAATCTAAGGCCTCTGGGCTACCTTTGACATACGAGCTTAGAAAAATGGGGATTCCAGTTTTAAACTTTACACCATCAAAAGGAAATGATAAACATACTAGAGTTAACAGTGTTTCTCCACTGTTTGAGTCCGGGAGAATATATGCTCCTAAAGAAATGGAATTCGCACAAGAAGTTATTGAAGAATGTGCAGCGTTTCCATATGGCGATCATGATGACTTGGTCGACTCTATGACTCAAGCTGTAATGAGATTCAGACAAGGTGGTTTGATTCAACACCCTGAAGACTATCAGGATGAAGAGTTACCACAGAAACAGAGGACGTATTATTAATGGGTAAACTTGCACAATTTTTATTATCACTTGGAAACTTGGTTAGAACTGGTGGCATCAAAAAAATAGAAGATGCTTTTAAATTTGCTAAGAATGAATTTGGTGAAGTAACACCATTGCTTAAAAAACAAATTGAGAGAGTATTCTCAAGAGGCAAGAAGCAGGAACCAGGCACCAGGAAACAGGAAAAAGATAATGTATTTACTTTAGTTCCAAAAGACAAATTAAGCCCTGCAAAGATGGAAGAAGAAGGATTAGGACTTGAAAGCTTAAAAAATCCAAAAAGACCCGGTGGTCCCTTGGATCCGACGATAGGCATCACGAGAGCTTTAGCTAGAAAAATATTAGATAGAAGAGGAATTGAGATAGGTAAGAAAGATCCAATAGATGTATTCACAGATACTTTTGGTGAAGCGATTAATGATGTTAATAATCTTGCTGAAGAGATGATAGAGATAGATGCAAGAGGTGGTGGTATGAAAGACATGGATCAGATGTTAGAGATAGAAGGTCTGTTTGATATTGAAATACCTAAAAATCCACAAAAAGGATTAACAGATGATGAGCTTTTAGAATTAATGAAAAAAAATGAAGAGGAAAAAATTTTAAAAGATTTTGATCCAGAAGATAGAAAACCAAACGCAAAAGGCGGACTAAATTATTTGATGGGGATGTAATGAAGATAGGTGAATACGAACAGATGATGGCCTATCTAACTCGTCCGGGTTTTAAAGATGGTACAGAAAAAATAGTAGAACCACCAAAGTCCATGCAGATGGACACGACTACAAGTAATCCAATTCCAGAATATGATATAAATGATTTTAAAAATGATGCTGAAACATTTGTTTTAGCGTATCACAATAATACTTTACCTAGAGCTGACATCGCAGACAAATTAAATGCTTTTGCAAAAAAAGGTGTTGATGCAGGAACTTTCTCTATGCAAGACGCCGGAGTCATGGTCAGACGATTAATCGGCGAAGTAAAAGACAGAGCACAAAAACAAAGACTACGTGATGTTGTACCTGAAGGTATTGGCAGAAAAGAATTTAAATATGGTAGCGTACCAGGAGAAGGAAACTCAAAAATAGACTATGATCCTGAAACAAAAATTTACAGAAAAAGAGTACAAGAAACTGTAGATGGTAAAAAGACAAATAAATATATTTATTCAGAACCAGGTCAATCTTTAGAAGATTTCAAAAAAATAAAACCTGTAAGATCAACAGGGGCTGATGATGCAACTGTAAGAGCAAGACAGTTTATAGATAATTGGACTAAAAATTGGTTCGATAATAATTTAAAAAATTATGGTGTAAGAGATTTTGATGTAATGATAAATGATTTGTCAAAAGACTGGAGCGAAATATTAGAATCAGGAGATGCTCCTAAAGGATCTGCAAGATTTAAATTATCGACACCACAACTTGGACTACCTAATGTAACAAGTGGAAGAGATGTAACAACTAAAAAAGGTAGTATTAAACCATTTAATTACAATGATGTAACCTTTTATGCAAACTTAGAGGGTTCTGAAAAAGAGTTAAGTAAAACTTTATCTCAATATAAAAAAGTATTTTACAAAAATAAAATTGAAACAAATCCACAATTAAGATCAGGATTAAATAATTTTTTTGAATTTATGTCCAGAGATAAAAGAGGTTTGTATAAAAAACTTGATGGAAAAACTATTAAAGATTTTATGAACACAGTAAATGATGACGTTAAATTTTTATTAAATGACGAAGCTTCTGGTTTAGGTAAAGCTTCTAAAAATGAAGTATTTAATGCTTACGATGATCTGGCAGATAATTATAATAAATTCACACAAGACAAAGCTAGATTAAAAGCTGTTCAAAATGTAACTGAAGCTAAAATAAAAGCAGGTCCAGAAACTTCTGGACAAACAGATGAACTAATAAAACAAATAAGAGATCAAAACAAACAGGTTGCAAAGATGAGTCCAGAGGAACTTGCAAAAAATAAAAATTTTATTAAAAGTTTAAGATTAGTTATAAATCCACAAACAGGTCAAGTTAGTTTTTCAGGTTATACTGAGAACGATCCAAAGGTAAGAACTAAAGGTGTAAAAAGTGATTTAGAATTAGCTAAACACGCAATAGAAAGAGCTAAAGACCCAGCTAAAAAAGGTGGTCTATTTAGCTACGATCATATTTCAAAAAAATCTTTTGGAAAAATGAACACACAATTTCCTAATAATATTCAGTCAGCAAACTATATAACAAATGCTCAACTAGAAAACGCAAGAAGATTTTTAGAAATTCCAGAAAATAGAAATACACCTGCTGCACAGAATCTTGATAAAGTTTTAGAAGATTTAAATTTAACCATAAGAGGAAAAAAAGAATATGGTGGAACATATGGAAATAAATCTAATATTGTTTTTGATTCAAAAACAAATCGATCAAATATTGTCGATAGTCAATTATTTAAGAATGTAGATAAATTAAAAACCAGCGGCATGTCACTTGGAGCAGCAGGCGATATTCCAATGGCAAAAGAAATTTTATCAAAAGATTTAGAAAAACTTAAAACTATATTTGGATCTAAAGCTGCAAAACAAATAGCACAAACAACTTTAAGAGGTGCAGGAGCAGTTTATCCTTTTGAAACTTTGTTAACGGGTGATATGCAACAACGAGGTCTTTCTCCAAAAGAAATGGCATTAGACATTGGTACAGTTGGACTTGGTACAATTTTCAAAGACATAAAAGAAAAATTTGATTACGTAAAATCAAAAGGGTTAGGTGACGAATTACAAAGTGCGTTTAGAAAACAAACAATAGATCAACAAGCTAGACCTGTATTAGGTGGAGCTGAAGGTATGTTTCAAGAACAAACTTTAACACCAGATGAACAAGCAGCGTTAAGAGCATATAACCTTGATGCACAAAATATTATTGACATGCGGAGATCTAATCAAGCAGATGAGTATAGAAAAACTGATGAAGCATTTGGTTTCGATGACCCAATGATAAGAACCGGAGCAATGGGTGGTGGCATTATGAGATTAAATTTTTCTGTAGGAGGTCTTGCATCTTTATTTAAAAAAGCAGCACAAGTTTCTGATGCATTACGTAAAGTTAAAAATGCAACTTTTGAAATGTTTAATAACGTAAGAATGTTTGGAGATCAAAAAGGTATTGAAAAAAATTTAGAAGGATTCACAAACATACCAGACAAGAATCGTAAGCTTTCTTCATTAGAAGATATACAAACATTAAAAGAAAACGTGCCAGAAAAATATCATCAAGATTTAGATATCATGAAGAGGTCCATTGAACAAAATAATTTTGAAACTGCTTTTAAACAATACGAAAAATTTGAAAAAGATTTAGACCCATCGTTAAAATTTGAAAATATTCCTCAAGAATATTTCCCAATGGTTGACCCATTGAATGATGCATTTATAATTAAAGGACCTAGAGATAGTTTTAAAACAGGTAGATATCAAATAAAAACTTCAATGGAATTAGATGAGGCTGGAAAACCTACTGGTAAATATCAAACAGAAAAATATGATACCTTCGATCCTGAAACCGGAAAATTTAGAGAAGAACCTGAGTTAGTCGGTGCAAGCACAGATAAAGGCAAAGAAGGTTTAAATTAATGTATTCAAAAGGCAAGAAGAGTGGCCCGCCACCAAAGTCCGGACCCATGCCTCAAGGCTTGAAATTATCCTATAATACTGTTAAAGATGTAAAACTTACGGAGAAAATAAATGGCAACAGACAAATCGCTTCCAAACGAACCAAGAAAAACATTTGAAGTTCCAGGTGAAGAAGAAATACAAGAACAGATTGTAGAGACAGTTGAAGAACAACAAGAGTCTCCTGGTCCTGTAGAATTACAAGAAAACGAAGATGGATCAGTAGACATTGACTTAGATCCTGCAGCTGCATCACCTGAAGGTGGTGATGAGCATTATGCAAATTTAGCAGATTTTTTACCTGACGAAGTATTAGGAAGATTAGCATCAGACTTAAATTCAAAGTATCAAGACTACACTTCTTCAAGAAAAGATTGGGAACAAAGTTATACAAAAGGTCTAGACCTTTTAGGTTTTAAATACGATAATAGAACTGAACCTTTTTCAGGTGCATCAGGTGCAACTCACCCAGTTTTGGCTGAAGCAGTTACACAGTTTCAAGCATTAGCATACAAAGAATTATTACCAGCTGACGGACCCGTTAGAACACAAATTATAGGAGCACCGTCTGCTGAAAAAACAAGTCAAGCAGAACGTGTTAGAGATTATATGAATTATGAAATCATGGAGAAGATGAAAGAATACGAACCTGAGTTTGATTCTATGTTATTTCATTTACCACTTTCAGGTAGTACATTTAAAAAAGTTTACTACGATGAAATGGAACAAAGAGCAGTATCAC